TTCTAATAAGATTCTATTTGATTTGCAATTTGCATCATCAACATCAGTGCACAATGTATATTCACATTCAGTGGTTCCGCCTTGTTTAGCTGCTAATGGGAACTTATATACGTATACATGTTTATGTGTGTATTTAATCATACCTTATTATAATGAATTTTATTCGCGAATCCTAGATTCTTTGGCACAATTTGCATAATCAGTTTTAAATGGACAATACTTGCAATTTTTATCCCCTTTACCTGAGATTGCCATATATGCCCTATCAGCATTCTTATTGCCTTCTAAATCAAAACATGCCTCAACAAATCTATCAATTTGCCTTTGAACTTTGCGTTGAGTTACTGTGCCTGATGCTGGAATTACTTGTTGCACCCGTTTCTGTGGGAACATTGATTCCTCTAGCAGCTTTCGTTTCACAATAAAAAACTCTACGTCGATATTCTCTACAACAGCTCCAAATTGCTTAGCAAAATAATTCTTATAGGCAATTAATTGAGCCATTTTTATTGCATCTGCTTTTTGATATTTGTTCCAACCACTTCGACTAGTTTTGATGTCTAGGATATGTATTTTATTTGTTTTAGTGTTTCTCAAAACAACATCAATAAATCCATACCAGAATACCGAAGGATTTGCATCAGATGCTTGGGTACATAGTTCCATTTCAATTGCAACCAATTCCCAATCCTTTGTGGAGAAGTATGTGGATCTGCGATTCTTAAACCAAGCTAATATCGCAGCTCCATCTTCAAGATATTCTGCTAATTGTAATGGGTTAGAAAAATGTGCGCCTGTCTGCTCTACGTTGCGAGTATATTCGTTGCGAAGATTAGTTGTGAGCAATTCCCTTAAATCTATTGCATCTGCTTGTTTAATTGAATCAGTGTACATCACAGTTAAGTATGTTTGCAGAGTTTCATGGAATGCTGTTCCGAAACAAGTATCAATGCTAGATTGAAATGGTGCTAACCCATCTATATATGCTAGCTTCCATTGATTAGGACATTTTTCATACATGGACCATTGTGAATAAGATATTCGTCTAGGTACCGTCGTTGCATCTACCAATGCTAACTTGTATATCGGTGCAATGTAATTTACATTTTCTTTCATACTATAATATAATAAAAAAACCAATAGAAACCAACCGAACAGTAAAAAAGTGCAACCGGTTAGATTGCACTTGTTAATTTGTATATTAATTTATATCTTTGAACAATCCAACAATTATATTTTGAATAGCATTCTTTGCTGATTGGTTATTGTTATTAGATTTAAATAGTTTAGTTGCTCTTTGCAATTGCCCAACATCACATCGTTCAAAGCATGCTTGATCATCTAGATCCGGAACTAATTCTCCATTTTTTTGGTACCAAGTTCCTTTTTTAATACTATCATCGTGGAACCATTCTACGAACTTTTCGGCAATCGTTACGATTCCTTGAATGTCATTTGCGCCAACTGCTTCGTTAATATCGTTAGCAAATCCTTCAGCTCCAACTTTAGACATATCAGGCGCTTCGCACCAATATTTATAATCTTGACCTGTTTTAGATTCATTTAAATTTTTCGTATTAAATCTACGCATATTTTCAGCTAAGATATTTCTTTTCATAGTTTTCCTTTTAATTTATAAATAAATATTGCATAGTAAAAAAACCGTAACATTGCTGCTACGGTCCTTGTTTATATATGGTTTAGGTGTTGTCTTATCGGATATTTAAAAACATCCCACTTCCGCCTGCTACGGTGGTTGGTAACTTGCCGTCCCATGCCTGAGCTTTCAAATACTCAATATAGGTAGGTGTAATTTGATTTTGCTTGATCTTAATAGCTAGTGCTGTGGCGTTTGCATTAATTATTGTTTCGGCACTATCTGCCCTAGCAACTGCTACCTTTCGTCGGCCTTCTGATATAGCTGCGATGGCTTGCTGCTCAGATGCTTCTGCTTGCTGGATTGCTTTTGTTTTAGCAATAATTGATTCCTGTAATGCTTCTGGAGGAGTTATATTTGTTCTTAGTTGTGATACATTGAACCATTTAGATAATCTTATATTGCACTCTGCTACGATGCTAGCTTCGAACTGCTGACGGTGATTAAATATGCTATCAACTTCCCATGTATTAGCTACATCATTAACTGCGCCTACAATTGCTGTCTTTAGCCATCCTTGTTCAACGTCTTTAATATCTCGCCGTAGATTTACAAACATCTCTCCAATCGCGTCCTCTTTAAGGGAATAGTTAAAGGTGGGTTTAATATTTGCTTGGAAGCCTCCTTTAAGGATAACGATTTGGTCATCGTATTCAATATGTTGCTGGAAGATTGGGAATTCTAATACTTGTTTGAACCATGAATTGTATAATACCCAACCAGTTTGATATTGATAGGCTTGAACTCCTCGAGCACTTCCTGATAGATTAACAACTATGCCTTTTTGGCCGGCGTCAATTCTTTCAATTTTATATGGCTGAATCAAGCTAGCAATAAAGGTAATTACTAAAATACCTACTATTTTTGTGTACAATGCTTTGTTTGCAACTTCCCGATCGTTGCCACGATAGTCTAGTTTAGTAACTGTTTTATCTCCATTGATAAAAACAAATCCGGCGATAATAAAGCCGATTAATATAATAATTGCTGTAATCATTTTTCTTTTGTGTTAAATGTATTGGTAATGTAATTGATTATAATTTGCCCTTGCCATACCGAGTATACTAATGCAATAAAGCTAGCGGCAATTTGTACTAATGAATCTACTGGTCTACTAATAACATAATCAGCGAATAGATTCATTACAAGGATCCAAACGAGCGTTAGTCCTAAAACGCCCCACCCCGTAATTCTAAATTTAAAAATTTCTTTCATACTATATATTTTTATATATTATAAGAAATCATTTTGATATATCCAAGAAATTAGGAAGTTTTTCTTGCAAATAAATGTCAATTAGGTCTTTAGTTTTTTCTAGATCCTGTTTGAAGGTTCCTTTATGTCGACATCTTACAATGCGTTTGATTAAATCGAATTCATAACTGTTTAAGTCCCAATCTTCTGCAAATTTGTAAAGACTGTCTTTGCCTCGATAATGTGATTGAGTGTTTACTGTGCTCATATGTTTGTTATCTATAAATGGCCCCAGCAACACCAGGAACCATAGTTTTAATTTCGTATGATGAGTATTTTTGTGATAATGGAGTATCGTTTATAGCAAGAAATCCACCAACTTTTAAATTACCTGGTAATGTTGTAATTGAAGATCCATTACACCAAATATTACCAGGGACTTTTAAATTGTCTGGCAAAGTTGTGATTTGCGATCGCTGTAAATTAATACTTCCGCCTACCTTTAAATTACTCGGTAATTGTTTTATCTGAGAGTCTCTTATCCAAAGAGTTCCACCTACTTGTAAATTATCTGGTAACGATGTTATCAGTGTACCACTTAAATCTAAAGTTCCGGTAACTTTTAAATTGCTTGGTACTTGTTTTATCAGCGTATTAGATAAATTTAAATCTCTACCAATAGTTATACCATCCGGTAATGATGTTATCGTAGTACCACTTAAATCTAAATCTTTCTTTGTGTTAAAATCTTCTGATGTAACTGAGTCCGGTTCGTAAATCAGTTTTAATTTCACCGGTACTCGATATTGCGTCTCCTTCGATTCTATGAATTTGAATAAGTTGAGTATGTTTGTCATATAGTAATTTGTCCTTTAACTCCGGGAACCATTTTTCTAATTTCTGCTTCAGTATGAGTTCTTGAAAGTGGAGTCTTTCTTAAATATAAATTCCCTCCAACTTGAATGTCGGATGGTAGTGTTGTTATTTGAGTGTTAACTAAATTTAAAGATCCGCCAACTTTAAGAGAATCTGGGATTGATGATATAGATGAATCCTGAGCTAATAATTGGCCGGGAACTCGAAGATTTTTTGGTAGTGTTGTTAGTTTAGCGCTAACTAAATTTAAGCTTCCAATGAGATTAAGATTGTCTGGTAGTGATGTTATTTCACTGTCGCGTAAATTTAGATTTACTTCTTTTTCAAGGTCATCTTTTGTAATTGTTTCGGGAGCATTCTGCAGTTTGTATATAAATGGAATCCGGTATTCTGGTTCTTTTTCTTGTATAAATTTAAATAAATTGAGTAGGTTTGCCATGTATAGGTTTTCTATGATTTATAGGTTATAAGTATATTGTATTATCGAGTCAATCGATTATCTGGAATTATCGATTGATCATCTTTATCCATAAATGACATAGTTTCATATGAAAATTGATATTTTTCATCAGACCCAGGTTTCATAAAAATAAATAAAGGACCTTTTGCAATATAAATATTGAAATGATGATCAGTTTTACCAGTAGCTGTGCACCATTCTGTGCCGGAACCTAATTCGCAAGATGCTCCATATAAGTCTTTGCGATCCTTTGGTAATTTATACACATCAAATCCATCCACCGATCCCATATAGAATTCGGAGTATTTATTTGTTTTCGCGACTCCTTTTTGCTGAGATGGATCTTTTTGCTCAGAATCTGCAATTTCAACAGACTTTGTTATAAATTTTGATATATCATCCACTGTTTTATATTGATTTAAATCTTGAAATATATACTCTCGTTTCCGGCGATCAAATACGCGAAAATATGTATTGTATTTGTATATATCTTCTGATTTGATAACTTTATCTGCAACTTTTTTAGTTAACCAAGTAGCATACGCCGATTTCCCGCCAGTAGCATCTATAATTTCAGTGAACTCTGAGTCTGTTATTTTGTTTGAATCAACAAATTGTGTTTTTAATTGATCGAGAGATGCCTCTAACAATAATTTAGTTAATGATATTCGTGCCATTAATTAGCGTCCTTTAATATAAATATAATGATTTTCTAATTTATATACCCAATATTAGAATGTCATATTAGAATTATGATATGCACCAACCCATGTTGATCCGGGTCTCGTGATAATGGGTATTTGGTTACCATTGAGATTAGCCAACATTTTTTTAATTAATTCAACATCAGGTGTTGATGTGGCTTCTAAATATCCGCGAAGCCAAAATATAAAATCTCTATCTGTCATTTTTTTATTCCTTTACTCATTGTTTTAATTTCAGCATCTGTATATCCATATAATGCCAACATTCTAGTGCATGTAGTTTGATCTAACAATTCTGCGTAATCAGTTGCTTCTGCTTTGCTAACTTGATAATGCTCTGCAATTTGTACGATCAACTTTTCAGAATAGGTATCGTCTTTTTTGCCTTTTACATATTTTGCAAACCCTTTGGATGCTGGTAGGAACTCATAATATAAACGATATGTTTCTTTTGGTCTAAGAAGTCCAATTGTATATGTTTGGAACTCATTAATTAACTCAGTAAAATCTTGTCGCATTGATAACCATCGATTCACAATGAATGGTGCAAATCTTTTTTGGTCAATATCAGAATAGCTTGACCATTGTTTCTTTTTGTGTGTTACCCCATCGATAAAATCGAAAATTGTAGCTCCTTGTGTAGCTCCTTTTTTTACTGCCATATTATAGTTTATATTTAGTTTTCCATTTTTGTTCAAATAACTTGCCGAGACCAATCTCAACAATAATTGCAGAATCTGCGACACCTGGCAGTTTCTTTTCTAAAATATCATCGATGCATTTGTTTCTAAATGTTTTCATTTTAAATCGGGCATTGCTCCGATTTGATGTTTTAAAAACAATTGTTACATTATCTTTGTGATATGCAATTGACATTATTTTTTCAATTTAATTGGTTGAAACTCTTCTGGTATTGCTCCGCAGTCGTCACAACGAAATACTGGTATTGGAACCATAGTATCCTTGTCAGCACCAGTTAACAATCTACTAACTTTGTTAATTGCGACAACTTGTCTAAAATACAACCCATCACACTCTTCGCATTGTATAGGTTGCATATCCGTTGGTTTTATATTTGGATTATTCATTTTAAATTTCGTTTAATAGGTTTACAAACATTGCCATGATGTTAATTTCTTTATCAACAACTGATGCATCTTTAAATTGTGATTCCGCAATGATTAAAATTGCTCCACCAATATGCCCCGTAGCAAACTCATCTAAGTTATCATATAAGAATGTATACATTGGAGTAAAGTCTCTAACTTTGCTATCAGCAATCACTTGGCGGATTTTATTGAATGCAGCTTTCTTATCTTTGCTATTCTTCAATACTTCTAATACTTCAGTCATATAATTAGCTTGAAGTGTGCTAGCTTTATCCAATGTCAATTTATTGTTAATTACACAGCTTTGAGCTGAATTAAGAGCTCTACGAACATCTGGATATGATGAATTAATAATAGCAGCCACATCTTTAATGTCATACGCAACTCCTTTTGATTCTAGCACTGCGACTAATCGTTTTGCTACATCTGTTTTATTAGGAGGTGTAATTGCAAATGTTTGACATCTAGATTGAAT